TCGGATGATCGAAATGACAATCAGCAGTGAAAAACGTCTTCATTCTCTCTCTCCTAAAATCAGAGCGAGAGGACTCGAACCTCCGACCCCGTGGTCCCAAACCACGTGCTCTACCAAGCTGAGCTACGCTCTGGCTGTACGGGGAGGACTCGAACCTCCAACCATCGGCTTAACAGGCCGGCGCTCTGCCATTGAGCTACCGTACACTGAGTCCAAACGCCTCGATTATCGCAGCCGCTTTCATCGAATTGACGCTCCATAACAGCGGCAGCTTTCACTAAGCGCTCTACTGTCCGTATTAGTTCGCTGAGACTTTTGCTTCGTTGAATCAAGTCCGCATCAGTTTTGACGCCATGCATCAATTGTTCAATAGCCACGCGGATAATGGCAATTTCGCCACGCAACGAAATGTGCGCGAACCGGGACTCAGCAGGCTTTTGTGCGGCCAACTCATCCGCATCCCATGCGTTAGGAGTCACGGGGGACTTATCACCCGGCCGTGTACCGGCTGGCACACGATCCTCACAGTAACAAGGCGCAAACTGCCCGTTGCGATCAAACGATGCAATAGCGGCCACAGCCAAAGTTGCTGCCCTCAACATGTTCTTCCGCTGAGCCTCGGGCGAGGCATCCATTTCGACAGCTTGACCCGCGTTGATCATAATGTGTGCAACCGGGTCATCGTTGTCATCAAATTCCATTCTCCACTTGCCATCCTGGTATTCACATTCGGCGCGAATTTCTTCAAATATTATCTGAAAACTCATAGTAAAAAGACTCCTACAAAAAACTCGGGCATTGAGAATCCAATACTCGTTCAATCTGGGTGTGCCAAGTCGCTAGGAATCAGTCGTCGTCATCCCAATCGTCGTCATCCTCGTAGTTGTATTCAAGATCATCGTCGTCGAGATCATCGAGATCATCGAGATCATCGTCGTCGAGATCGTCGAGATCATCGAGATCATCGAGATCATCGAGATCATCGAGATCATCATCAAGATCATCATCGAGATCATCATCGAGATCATCATCGAAATCATCGTCAAGATCATCGTCAAGATCATCGTCCTCGAAATCGTGCTGAAGGTCGTTGTTCTCAGCCATCATTCTCTCCTCTTAGAGGGACGGGATAAGTCGTTCAAAATCGTAATCAGCGGCACAGCTCAAACACAAGTTTCCGCATATCCTTCAAATGCCGTTCCGTGGCGGCAAGGGCTCCTGCACTCCCCTTACCCTCAGTCGGCCGAAGGCCAGCCATCCACAATTTGTCCATCAAGTCTTGAGCTTGACAATCCTGTAGTTGCAAAGCAACTGGTGGTATTGTGCCTTCATCAACCTGAACGCACTCAAAGTCCTGAACCCAGGCTCCGTTATGCTTAATGTACAAGTCTACGGCTGCGGCACAAACATTCGGCTGCACAAAAATGCGGAGATCGTCTCCCATTTCAGTCTCCTGTAGTAATGATCTTTGGCGAATCAGGCGGCAGTGGTTCAAGTGGCAGTGGTTCAGTTGGCGGTGGCTCGGGCCCGGCTGCTGTAGGCGGAGCCATCGGACGCACGCGCGGTTTGATCGAGTACCAATGCAACAACATCTTGAAAATGTCGTCGGGCTGCAACCCCTCAAAGCAAGCCAATGGAAATTGGAGAGTGTTGCCTGAGAAAAAGTTGACATGATACTGAACGATGAGACCGTTAGGTAGAGTCACCTTAATAGACGTTTGAGTTATTGGACTAATGGTCTCGTCCACGTCCTTCATCTGCCCATCAATTGGACCGCCGAGAAAAAGAATTTGGGGCATATTAGTCTCCCTTTTGTGAATCCCTTACAGGACATTGCTGACATTGTTCGTGAGTCACTTCCTCGCCATTCAATTCAGAATCCGAGTCCAAACACTTCATAGTCACTTGAATGCAACCGCAACTTTCTGAACGACGGCCTCTCGGAAATCGCCGCAAGCACTTCGGCCACAGCGGTATAAATCGCCAAGGATTTTCAAGATTGCGGTGATAGCCTTTAATGTCACGTGGTGGCTCCCATTCGCCATCCTCTTGCTCGTATACAATACTACCGTCTAATTCCATCGTGAAACGACGATCTTTTCCAGGTCGATGAGGCGGTAACGACGAGCGGATCGCTTGCAAATCGGGTCGTTCTTCAGTCGAATGCTTAATAACCCAATTCTGAAGACTTTCAGGTGGACCAAGCGGGAGTCGTCTGGCAACGAAATTCGGATCAGGTGTTTCGCTAAAGTAGCACGTTTCTAATTGCCCTCCCTCTGTCTCCAAAGTCACTAGAGACCCTTGCTCCACTGCCACCGAAGGACACGACACACACTCCTCGTGAGTACAGTCGTCTCGCTTCAAGAAGCAATGCAACCTCAGAAGCCCAGGTCGTCGCGTGTAACGTCGATATTTGCATTCAGGGAGATCAGTCACAACACTCTTCCCCGCCGGGATATGGTTCCGGATAATATACAGCCAATTTAACTTCTCGCTCTAAGTAGAACACACAACCTGATGCGCACGTCCACTCGCTAGCTTCACAAACTCCACCACCACACGCATAGCCAGGGATACCACTACAATCCGCGATGCTGGACACATAAGGTGAACCAGCCATTGTATATCCGCCGCCCATTACACCAATCCAGTTACCGTGCCACTCTCCACCCGCACAACGATACTGGTGACTTTTTGTGTAAACAACCCACAAAACACGGCATCGAGCAGGGTCCCTACCCAAGCACTCTGGACCAAGTTCATCACAGGCTGTATTCGTCCACGGTTCACTACCAGGTAGAGAGGAAAAATAAAGCTGGCAACCTGGCGGAGCAGCGCCATCGGCAAGTGCCATGCTACTAGCGGCCTCTGCTTCTGCTATTGCTTCGGCCGCGTCTGCTTCCCCCTTTTTGGCATCCCGTTCTGCTTCCTTAGCGTCCAATTCTGCTTGTTTGGTATCGACTTCAGCTTGCTTCGCGTCTACTTCGGCTTGTCTTTGCGCACAACGATTAGGTGGCGGTTTTGCACATTCTACATCTCGGGCTGCTTCAAGAACAGCAAGTTCCTCTTCAAGTTGCTCCAACTCTTCTTCTAACTCCTCGACTTCTTCAACGAGGACACAATACTCCCCCCAATAGCCGGTCCAGGCGTATATCGCAACTCCTGCGCGATCACCAGCATCCTCTGCCGCTCTCGCTTGCTCCTGACTACATGGCGGCCAAGCACCCGCAAGACATTCAGTAATTGTGTACGAGCCAATGTAAAACTCAACTATCCCTTGAGCATTGTCGCAATCGGGGAGGCATTCTTCTTTACAACATTCGCCTTCATCGCCCCAGCCACCCCATTCCCGATTAAGAGCCTCCTCTATCTCTGTGAGAATTGCATCTTTCCAATAGGTCAAGTCCTCTGTCCATGCATAAGCACACATCTCATCAATGGCGCTACGAAAATCTTCTACATCAGTCTCAGTCCAAATATGATCTTCTTCAACCTCCCCAATTGGATTAAGTGTCTCGCAATTTGTATCCTCCGGCGGATTCGCGCGTTCATCGTTGACTTTACGAATTGCGGCATTCCACGCTTCGTGAAGGTCTTCAGGTGTGTCGCGTTTGTAGACGTTTCCGCCAGGATTAGGAATCGGCATCACTCATCTTACGTAGGTGTAAGTTAGGCGTAGCTCGTCATTCATCGCAATCACCAATCCACCTGCCATCTCATGCGGCGGAAAGGTAATCACAACTGTGCCGTCTCTGTGTTGGATCATCCCCTCCATGAACTCCATTCTCCGAATCTCTTCCCCATCTCGCCATTGCTCTACAATCCACTTGTACATGGCTCACCTCTATCGAGTCGATTAGAGGTGGGGTCTGATTCCCTGTCGTCGGGCTATTGCGACCCCTTGCGCTCGGGCTCTTGCTTTCGCGCGCTCACGACTCGCTTTGTTACCGGGTATGTAAGAGTAACACTTGCCATCTTTACCGTAGCGGTATCCCGGCTTACCTCCCACAGTACAACGTTCGACTGGCATCACAAACTCCTCAAACTGAATTCAAAACTACAAATTCCCATGGCCATTGTCAGTAATTTGCCACTTCTATCGCATTGGGTAATCGAAATCCTGACTGTCCACTAAGGCTTCCATGCCTTTTGTCAATAGAATTCGTTTCATCAATCTACCCAAATGGGGCCTACATCACGACCATTATCAATCAAATAGCGCTTCGGTCCAAGCTTCTCGTTCGGATGACGCAGCTTACAATTGAGCCGCCACGTAATGCCATGCCGGGGATTCACTCCATGAAGCCACTGTGCAGGTTCTCGGTATCCTGCCAAAGCATTATAGACAAATGGATCGGTCGCCAACCAAGAGCCGTTGACCATCAATTCACCATCAATGTCGGAAAGCGTGCTGGCCGTGTGGTGGTGGCCAACACAGAAGTAACGAACTCGTGTAGCTCCGGCGGCTGCGCCAAGCGCCACAAGACCCTTCTGTCGTCGCACCATCCCGTACCAAGGTATACCCAATTGACTTCGCGCATCATCACCGTGCGAGATGTTGAATCCCACACCATTGATGTCCACATTGGCACTCCAAGCATCCGGAATCAGAAACGAGACATTGGGCAATTCGCGGCAATGCAAACGTGCCAACTCGGCGCAAAGGTAATCCCAATTCTCATGGGCCCCCTTATAGTCTTTCTTCCTCGTGCGGCGACCATGATTGCCCGCAAGGTACAGTACATTCACTCGCTGAAAATAGGCCGCCAAGTCGCGAATCATCAAAGCGTGAAGCTGACCGATAGCAAGGCAATTGCGGAAAATGTTCCGGTAGTGGGATCGCGGCGCGTGACCATGAATCTCGCCACTAGTAAAGTCGCCGTAAGCCAGAATCCACAGCGTCGGGAAACAAACCTTCGGGGCCAAGGTATCCTGAGTCCACTCCACTACCGTGTCAACATAACGTTCCGCTCGACAACACGAAACAGGGAAGTTGTAATCTTCAAGGTTGCCAACCTCCTCTGGTCGGACAACTTGATCGTGATGCCCATCACTCAGATGCATGACAAGATGTTCAGTGATCTCAGCCTTTCGCGGGTACTCAACTACCGAAGGCAGCGCCTCAAACGGGCGGACTCGCCGATCCATCTCCTCCACAATAGCTTGGTGAATGCCGACCTCGCGGGCACCAGCTTTCGATCTGCGACGTTCAAGTAGCAATTCATCACGGAGACCAACAACTTCAACCTCCAAATCCTGTACTCGTTGGTCAGTGGGATCATAAGCGGCCTTACGCTGGCCGCCTTGTGCATTAGCAGGTTGGTGGCCTTCAGGCCAAGGTACGTTTTTATGTATTCGATTGGTCGCGATGTCCGAAATGACCGACCGACCCACCGGATAATCCTTCGCTATACTCGGTTGAGTCTCTCCCCGGGCCAGCCGTACTTTGATCTCACCGACTTGCTCTTTTGTAACTTTCATTGTGTGCCTCGTCTGTTAGAGTGAAAATCAGTGAAAGGGCGGCTCGGCCGCCCTCTCACTCTCCCTCTCCCGACGTTATTCCCCCTCATCACAGGTCAAGGCGCAACGATGTGAAGCAGCTTCTCGACCTTAAAAAGCGACTTCAGACCATCCTTGGGCAATATCCACTTATCAATGCCACAACTGTCCACCGGCTTCTTGTAGACACCGCCACCCATGTTCCGAAAACCGGCAGGAATCGAGCCGAGTTCTTCAACAGGGATCGCGTCAATCTCAGCCATCGACGGCATAGGTACCGAAGGATCAAGAGCCCATTCAATATCGGAAGCCTTTGCCCACGAATGGATTCGACGCACGGGAACAATGAAATTGAATCCCTGGAGGTCTTTAACACCTTGAGTCAACATGCCGATATAAACGCCATCTTCCTTCAAATAGACACCGCCGCCAGAGGACCCAGGAAAAGCGATTGCCGTCACCTGATCGAAAACAGGCTTATTCGCGCCAGACTCTTGCAAAAGACGCCCTGTCTGACTGAGAACACCTGTCGTATAGCTGTTGGCACCAAACTGACCGAGCAAACTACCGCAGTGACTCAAATCAGCACCAATCGGCGGAATGTAGTTGGCATCAGGATGAAACTTCGCACTAGTGCCGAGCGGATAGGCACCTCGCAAACGAATCATCAGAACAGCGAGGTCTTCACCGTAATTCACATCACTATACTTAATGACCTTGCAATCCAATGTTTGCTGACCGACTCGACGACCACTCTGATAGCGCTCGGCGACAATCTCGGGGTCTTTGAACTCGACAAGAATCTTCGAGCCACCCTTATCGTTGATAACCTTACGAATGGTGCGAAGATTGTCAACAACGTGACCGGCTGTCCACACAAACGTCACGGTCTCGTCGCCGATTTTACGGGTGACAAGCGTACCGGAACCTTGTGCATGTCCTGACTTGACAGTGACACTGATCTTCTGCAATTGCTTAGGGACAGACGCCAACGGCGCGTCAGCAGCGAACGTCGTCACAGTTCCAAGAGCTAGTGCAAGAAGCAGAACCAAAAGAACACGAAACTTCATAAAACACCTCCAAAACTGAAAAGGGTTAAGAAACGTCAACTGAAAGCAATTCCCCCTCCGTGCCTTTTAAGCCGTCCCAGTCAATGTCAAGTTCACCCATCGACATCAATTCCAGACGACGATTAGCGCGAATGACTTCCAACACACGTTCGTCACTCGGCAGGTGAATGAGATCAACAATTTGGACGCCCAAGTTCAAATTAGTGCCGATCCTATGCAACCGATCCTCAGACTGCACCCGGTACTCAGGCTTCCAAGAATTGGACCAGTAAATCGCCATGCGGGCTTCTGTCAACGTCAGACTCATGCCGCCACTCTCTGGATGCGCCACAAAAGCGACCCGAGGAATAGAAAGATCAGCCCAATAATCAAGTGGCTCAACATCCGTGATGACTTCGCCCTCATGCGTCGTGACATGAAAACCACGCCCATCACAGCGGACAACATGCCAAGCTTCTTCTCGACAGAGACGTTCACAACGATCTACTGTGCCAGTGAATCCTCCGAATATAACTACACGCCCGTGCTCTTCGTTTTCTTCCAACAAAGTTTTGAGAGCTTGGTCCTTTGGACATGGGACCTCGCGGGTATGGCGAACACGACGTGGCATCTGTTGCGAGCCGTTGCACGCCGAGCAAGTAACCTCCGTCTTTTGAAGCCGGTCCACAATCTCAGGATTCACGAGATCAATGGCCCGGTACGTTCTGTTTAGATTATCCGGATCGACCCACTCTGCGACTTTGCCTTCCTTACAATGAGTACAGTGCGTCGTTCCTTCCTGCACTTCACGGTATTGGAAACCATCACTCAACTCACGCAGTAATGTCATACCAGTCACCGCATTTGGTGACGATGACGCCAATACTTGAGCAACACGTAGTGTGCTTGGATGCGGCTTGCAATAAATTCGCCGGTATCGTTTATCTGGCAAATCAAGACAATCTTTCTTGTGCTTAATAACAACAAGACCCTTCAACCGTCTCGGCAGCAAAGCAACTTCGTTGACACTCGACTTGTACACATGGAAATCATCAGGGTCCTCGCACATGTCCCCTTCATGGTTGGGGTGGTCTTCAAACTGACCGCACTCGTGGCACTTGCATTCATTATCACGCCAGCCCTCAACCTTGTAGACACCCACGCCACTATCAAACTGATGCAACTTCATAAACGAAAGGCGTCGGCGGAATGCCTTATCACTGCCCTCTGCTAAGAAGCCCGGATACGCGATCTCTGCTTGCGACCACCAGTCCACTGGGGTCTTCGGAGATGGAGTGCCCGTCATCAGAATCACGTAGCCATCATAACCATATTCCTTCCGAATCAAATCGGCAAGTTTAGCAGTGGCTTGCGTCCGCTGTGAATTCCAGTTTTTCAGTTTCGACGACTCATCGCCAATAAAACCAAATGGCAACGGGTCACCTGGCCTCCAGTCATCCATGCGACGAACCAGCCGCTCGTAGGTCATAAACTCGATATTGAATTGGTCAAACGGGAAATCCCATTTACGGAATTCGCGCTGAATGTTCGGTAAGCTAGTCTTTGGACCAGCCCACCACCATTCTTTGTGTCCGGAGTGTTCAATCACTTCCTGTGCAGATAACGTCTTGCCCAGACCCATCTCTGCGCCCCAGATTTGGAAATGATACGTGAGTCCCGCATCCGACATATCCACTTGGTGCGCCATCAATGGTCGAATGTAGTCGAAATGCCGTAACTCCTGATCGAAATGTGCGTAAATGTCTTCGCCCGCCAAATACCGAATCGTCATCCAATTGCGATGGCAATCTTCAACTGACCACATCCTTCTCGGATTCTCGTCATCAAAGCCATGATACTTAGAGCCCCGCATAGCTTTAATTTGATCTTTGAAACAGAAGTCACTTTTAACAAAAAGGATTCGTCCGCCCTTCGCCTCAAAGATAATCGGAGCCTCACGCTTACGACCAAGGTTATCTTTCTTGAACCACTTAACGGTATGCAATTGAGTCGGCATCAACGTCCCCGTTTGTCTTCGAGTAAAAAAGTTACTTGATCCGTAGCTTGCCGCTGCCGAAAGTCTGCCCAGAGATTGAGCCCTTCATCTCGAAACAGCCCATAAATCGCATTGTAGGCAATCCGCACAGTTGATTCTGTCTCCGGTACTGAGCCGGCCAAAACTGCGGCTTTCCACTGAGCAAGTGTGCCCGTCATCACGGCCATCAATGCGCCCAACTCCACCGTCTCGGCCACCACAAATGGTATCCCACCAGAGCATTCCATTATATCCAGTATATCTGCTTCGGCCGCTACAATCAGAACACCATACGTGACGTGAGGCAACAGCTTCGGATTCAAATCGACCGCGGCATTCGAGTCTCGCATCGTTGCTAAGCAGCTAAGGAAGCGCTCAGCATCAGTCAATTGTTTCGTCGTGGCGTCGGCGGCCGTCGCCAAGCTATGACCCAAAACCTTCAACGCAATACCCAAAAATACTGAAAAATCAATGCTCGGTCGGTGTATAATGACAGCTTCAGGTTTCATTTGAAAAGCCAACAGCGTGTAAACAGAGGAAAAGAAAAGAACGTTGCCGGGCCTTGAACCCGGGACCCACATTGCATTTCGCGTCTCACGGCTTTATCAGCCGGGCGGCGGCGTCCAGCCCAACGTCCTCTACTATTAGATCGTCAAAACAAGACCAACCCCGACAGAAAATCCGGAAAAATCCGAATTATCTGGCCCGGGCATCTGAATCACTCTCCCCTGCCCCGGGCTCTTGCACCACTGCGGCACCCTCTCGCTTCACATCCAGAAACTTCGCGATTTCCTTGACAATTGCCTCAGTCGGTGGCAATTTGGTGAACGGAGTCGAGCACTTGACAGCAACAGGAACGTGCCACGACCACTGGCCTTTCTCGACCAGCCTCGACTTCATCGTGACCGGCAAAGCGTTACGAGGCTCTTGACCGGCTTGAGCCGGATTAGCGTCAATCTTCGCCTGCGTAAGCGGCAGATAAGGGAAAATACGCTTGGCTTCCGTCCGAGAGGATTTCGTGCCGCAGAAAAACTCCAAAAACAGTCCAGTGCTGCGCTCGATGACAAGGAAACTGGGGCCATACATGCACCCACTTTCCTTCTCACCCGACTGAACTTGGATACGTTTGAACTCGGGATCATTAACATCGTAAACAGCGACAATGTTCTCCGAGTCCTTCAAGTCAATGGCTTTGGGCCGACGAGCGAGCGGCAGAAGATCAATCTGATCACCCAAGTCGGTCACTTCGTCATCGGTCACCGGAATCCCGTAATTGCCAGGCTGCACAAGCTTCCTGTTGACAGCCTTACCTTTAGTGAAGAGTTGAAGCCGAGGCAAGAAGTCAGAAGACTTGGCGATGGCGTCAAAATCTGCATCAGTGCCAACCTGCGTCGAAGGCAACTGCTCTACAAAGTCAACCGGGACTAAAGCGTTCTCGTTAGACATACAACACCTCTCTCAAACTGGGATCAGGAATCAGGAATCAGGAATCAGGAATCAGGAATCAGGAATCAAAACAACCTTTTCAGCTTTCACTCGCTGTACAATACGCTTTCTCAGGCGTTGAAAAATACGCGCGCGTTGGCGTTCAACACTTTCAGAATCAAGATGAATAGCCCATACCAACGCGCAATACCATCCGTCTAGCGCTGTTCCACAATTAGCCGCAACTACAGCCAGTGGTCCAACTCGCCGAACGTCAATCTCGTCGAGATAATCAGTAAGCGACCGCAAGAACGGTGTCGGCTCAAGATCAGGTATCAACTCCGCTCTCAACGAACCCTCATTTAGCTCCATCCGCCGCTGTCGTAACACCACCATCATCAATGCTTTGAACTCCCGCAATGATAATACTGTCGCTTCAGTGAGATATTCGCCCCATTGCGCCGGAGAAAGTTTAGAAAGATAATAGGCAGCCTCAAGTGACAACTCTCCACGATCAATGGCAGGGCGGAAGACTTTATATCGAGCCAGCTTCGCCATGCCAAGCATCCTGCGAACCCAGCGAGGATTCTTGTGAAGAATCTGGCATAGCTCTGCCTGCGTCATCCCTTCTTTACTCTTCAGGAGGCGACGAATCTGCCTTGCAAACTCTGAAGGTTTGGTGGTTGGCCGTAACGCCTGGGCTGTGACTTGCATCGCCAAGACATCTTTATCTGTGAGTCCATGCTTCACGATACAGGGAATCTCAACAATGTTGGCCTCTCTGGCAGCAAATGTTCGCCACCGACCATCAACAATCTCAAACTTCTCGGGTTGTCGCTTCGAGGGCCGAACACAAATCGAATTCAGGAAACTAGTCTGGGCCAACGAATCCCGCATCTCAACGTACTCAACACTCCGCTGATTCACCTGCCGAAGCACGAAGGGCGGGTCAATCAAATCAGATGCCGGAATCAGTCGAAGATCGTCAGCCATTCATCCGCCTCCATAACTAATACTCGTGTTTCCGGCGCGTTTCCATCCAACAAAATCAAAAAACATGGAAAAACCGGCGCAATCGGACACCCCAAACAAGGGTAAGTCTCTCCCCGATACGGAATTTTCCGAATTTCCCGATTTTGTCGGATGGAAACGCGCCGGAATCACGAGTATTAGTCTATAGAGAGACTGAATGCACACGGTCTCATTCGCACGCTGGAGTCCACCCATGCCGACAGTGACCGAAGGGTTTCGGCGCTTCCTGACAATCAGGCAGCCCGATCTTCCCGGCGCAGACCTGATAGAACGGTACCTTCGCTGGGGCTCCGAGAATCTTGAAACACAAGTCAACGTCGCGGCCGATGGCGGCAATCCTGTGGAAGGCCGGCGCAATACCTGGACCGATGGTACCTGTAATTGGTTCCATATCCGGATTCCCAAAAATGCCTTCGATGTGCCCGAGTGGAACGACTACGAGCTACGTTGGGCTCCCGAGGAGCACGCCGAGGCTATCGGCAGCACCGGCTGGGACTGGACAGCACTCCGGTCGCGCTGGGTAGGCTTCGACTTCGACGAAATCACCGACCACGCCAAGGGAGTCGGTGTAAACAACGACGAGTTGGAACGAGTCAAAAAAGCTGCCCAAGCCCTCCCCTATGTCGAAGTCCGCAGAAGCACTGGCGGTAAAGGCATCCATCTCTACGTCATCTTCAACAGAGAAGGCATCCCAACTGCCAACCACACCGAACATGCCGCCCTAGCCCGCTGTATCCTCGGGATGATGACCGCCGAGGTGGGATTCGACTTTGCCAGTGCGATCGACGCCTGTGGCCACAACATGTGGATTTGGGCCCGCCGAATCACCAAAGAGAACCAAGGGCTCAAACTGCTGAAGCCATCTACTAAAATGCTCGGTGTCTCTGAGTTGCCAGCCAATTGGCGAGATCACATCGCCGTCGTAACACGCCGAGCCAACAAAATCAAACTCCAAGGCGTCACCGACAAGAACCGCGATCCCTTTGAGGAACTCACCTCAGCCCGTCGTCTCATCCCACTTGACAATAAACACAAGTCCCACATTGAGGCTCTGATGGAAACAGGCTTCTCGACCATCTGGGTCTCAGATCACCATCTCCTACAGACGCACACTCAGGCACTTACAAAACTGATAGATGATCCGCAGGCTAGGTCCAAATTCAACCTTATTGGCCACTTTCAAACCAATAGTCTGGGTAAAGACCCTGGCAACCCCAATTGCTTTCTCTTCCCACTGGACAATGGCGGGTGGCGAGTTTACCGATTCTCTCCCGGCGTCACGGAAGCCGAGACCTGGGTACAAGATGGTGCCGGCTGGACCACTTGTTACTTCAATCGTCTCCCTGACGTAGACACAGCGTGCCGAGCCTACGGAGGTCTGCGCACTGAAGGAAAGCAGCATTACACCTTCCCAAGCGGAGGCGACGCAATCAAAGCGGCTGAGGCTCTTGGTCAAAAACTTGACATTCATCCTGAGTTGCGTGAGCGGACAACTGAAATTCGTGTCAACAACGGCTATCTTACTGTCTATCTTGAAAAAGATAAAACAGCCGACAAAGGGCGTGACATGAAAGGCTGGGTCGAGAAGCGCGGCCATTGGGTACGCGATCTCGATAAACGCATCGTACCAGATGACACCAGCGATATGGGCGAAGCCGACTATGACGGTTTCTTACGCTCGATGCGTTCTCCATCTGGTGAAGTCAATGGATGGGAGTACCGAACAGAACAAGGCGATTGGTCTTCAGGGACATCTTCTATCGTCAAAATGGTCCTCCAAGGTAAAGGTCAACCTAAGCCTGAAGCCGAAATTATCATGGGTAAATGCGCTGTCAATCCTTGGAAAATCGTCACCCAACCTTTCAAAGAAGAATACCCAGGGGGCCGACAATGGAATCAAAAAGCTCCACAACTCTGCTACGCACCCGCGCAACTCAGCGATGCTAATGAAGCCCATCATCCGCACTGGGATATGATTTTCAATCATGTCGGCATTGAATTGACTCCAGTGCTTCGAGAACATGCTTGGGCAAAACGTCACGGCATCATTACAGGGGCTCAATATCTGCTACTTTGGATCGCTTCTCTCTTCCAGGAACCATACCGCCGTACACCCTATCTCTTCCTACACGGCAAAGAAAATTGCGGCAAATCCATCTTCTACGAGTGTATTCAATTGTTAATGACGAAGGGTGTTGTGAATGCCGGGCGCGCACTGATAACAACAAACGACTTCAATGGTGAGTTGATTGGTGCAATCCTTTGCTACGTTGAAGAAATTGACCTGTCGCACCACAAGGTCGCTTTGCCGCGTATCAAAGATTGGACAATGGCTGAGTTCATCTCGATACGCCAGATGCGAAGAGACACTTACGATCTAGCAAACACAACACATTGGATTCAAATCGCCAACTTCCAAGAGTATTGTCCAATCGTCGGCGGCGACACACGAATCACGGCAATCCAAGTGCCAGATTTATCTGACCGACAAGAGATAGCAAAAGAGAAAATGCTGGAGTATCTTCGGGAAGAAGCTCCACACTTTCTCTACACGGTACTCAACACAACAATACCACCGGCCATTGGTCGTTTGCGTATCCCAGTTATTGAAACTGAAAGCAAACTAGACGCCATCGAATTGAACAAATCAGCACTTGACGAATTTGTCACTGCATATTGCGTGCAAACCGAAGGACAAAAAGTAAGCTTTGCCCACTTCTGTGATATATTTGTCAAATGGCTTCCAAACGATGCAAAAAAGGCTTGGCCAATCCACCGCATCTCCCAAAAACTTCAATGGGCCGACCGGTCCAGAGAGAAAACACAACGGTACCTCGACAACATGATTCTACACGACCCATCGGAGGCACGTGATGGCAAAAAAGAAAGAGAAGAGCGACCCAGATAATTACTACGCCGAGGGCGACATCAACAGTCAAAAGCGAGGCTCAGGAGCCCGGGCTAATCGTGGAAAAGTATCTTTGTCTTTGGTACCACTGCATCTCTTCGCTGGAGCAGCGAGAGTCTTTATGGGCGGCAAGCTAAAATATGCACCATTCAACTGGTGTAAAGGAATAGCATGGAGCACTTGTTTCGATTGTCTGCTTCGCCACCTCTTCAAATGGTTCTATTGCCACGAAGAATTAGACGAGGAGAGTGGTGAGCACCACTTAGATCATGCCATTGCAAATCTATTGATGTTGCGCCATTATCACATTACATACAAAAATGGTGACGACCGACCGCCTACTTTCACTGGATTCGCTGAGGCATTAAAAGACTTCAATACCTGTTTCAATGAAGAAGCATATTTGAAACGAAATCCCGAAATTCAGGCGTTAATTGAAACAAGAGATGAAAAAGATTAAATTGACACAAGGCCGATTTGCCTGCGTTGATAATGAAGATTTCAAGTGGTTATCACAGTGGAAATGGCATTATCATCGTCAAAAGAAAACAGGTTACACTGGCGAGTGTCCTGATTGTGCTGCCCGTTTGGAGGAATTATAATGTCCAAGTTATACTCCGGCATGACACACCTAGCTGGCAATGTGCTGGCGGCCATTGACTTCGAGACAACAGGACGAAGACCAGGGTTTCACGAGATTGTTCAAATTGCAATCCTCCCTCTGGACCACGATCTCCAGCCACATCCCGACGTGCCAACCTTCTACATGAACATTCGCCCCGAGCATCCGGAACGCTGCGAACGTAGTGCCTTCGCCATCCACGGCCTCGATGTAGACCTATTGATGCTGCACGCTCCGAGTCAGGACCGCGCAATTGACTTGCTATGCGAGTGGTTCAATCGACTCGACTTACCCCAGAATCGGGTCGTGATACCACTGGCTCACAACTGGCCTTTCGAGTCAGCTTTCTTGAAGGGGTGGCTCGGCGTTGAACTCACGGATCAAATGTTTCACAGTCACGGCCGCGATTCCATGCAACTCGCAATCAACATCAATGATCGGGCTTTCTTTACCGGAGAATCCATACCATTCTCTAAAGTGAGTCTCCCCGCCCTGTGCAGGCAGCTAGGAATCGAATACACAAAAGCCCATGACGCTCTGGCCGACTGCCAAGCGGCGACCGAACTCTACAAACGGCTCTTGACCTATGGCGACTGATTTAACTACCCAAATTGAAGATACCCTACCTCCCTTTGTAGAGGGGCGAGACCGGCGACTCCATTTCGAGCCGAACGGCACATTGGTCTACGCGCGGGAAGAAGGCGACTGGGAGCCTCCCAGAGGGATCGACGGCTTCGAGATCGACCCCGAAGACCCGTGGCGTCTGAAGCCGCTCTGGAGCCTTTGTGCGGCCCGTCTGCAAACGGCAGTCCGATTCCAAGCCTGTGGCTGCATTGGCCTTATATCGCGCTGCAACGAGCCCAAAGCCCGTTTCATGCAGCGCGTGACATTCGAGGTATGCGAGCAGTGTCCATTCCAGGAAACCGCGCCATGACCGCCGAGACCGCCGAGACCGCCGAGGCCGCCAAAGCCGCCAAACCCGGCCCCGAGCCCTGTAAAGGCTGCCCCGAACACGCTGCCCCTGACAATCCGCTGGGCACCTCTTTCATCGTCTACACGGGCGGACCGCCACACGCCCTCTTCGCGAATGTAATCCGAGCCCTCTCAAACGATCAAGAGGGAATCGTAACCAAATGGAGCAAACCCACAGTCCACCCAGACGGCGCGATCGAATACCAACAAAATGAAGCGGAGCCATCAGAGATTGAAGGCTATCAACATGACGCCTCCAACCCCAGATTACTCCGCCCTATCTGGCCTCACTGTGCTTGGCGATCTCTTCGTGTTTGGCGAGCCGACGACGGCTCAGTCAAAATTGCCGCTGTCTGTTTGACACCTGCCTCTGAAATTCCCGTCTATGAAACGCTGACTCTTGCTCGATGTAAAAAGTGTCAGCATCTTACCGACTAGACGCCTACTCCTCTTCCTTGAGATTAGCGGTCGGTAATGCTTGGCTATCCATAACAACCTTGTAGACTTGGCAGTCTGCAAAATCAGTCAGCTTGCAGCGGGAGACAAACACTCCAAACTGCCGCAATTCCCTCCGCGTAGCCTTTGTCAAGGCGTCATTCAAAGCATCAGTCATCACCATGTCAAGCAACTCTTGGAGCGTATGCCGCGCAATTACGCTTACCACGGCTGCTTGTGTGATGTCATTGATCGTCGTGTCCACATCCCAGTTGGTCTTGCCAATCGCCTGAACCACATCCCTGATCTTATAGACTACAACAATCCCCACCACGACCTTCTTGTTATCCTTAGTCATTAACACTTGCTTCAGGAGAGCAAGTGTCTGCCGCGCAGTGACAATAACTTCAAGCTCAGTCACCAATGGCCAATAGACATGGAGGCCGGGCATCAACGGATAAACATCACTACCGTACCGCCACTTGACTCCACCATGTGTCGCGCGCACAATCAGGATTCGAGGCACAAATCTTAAAATGGCGTCAAAAATCTGGCCAAGCCAAGCAAAAGCAGTTTCCATAGCACACCCCGCATAAAAGACACCCCCAGAGCATTCTGCTCCAGAACATTTGTTGTAGAAATCTATCCCTTCTTCTTTCTCTGACGGCCAAGCTTCTTCAGCGTTTTCGCCAAGTTGATCTGTCTCCGTGTCTGCGCTGTAATGTCTTTTGGCGGATTAGCGATGAACTCTGACACCGACATTCCAGCAGCCTTCGCCTTGCGCGTCAGCACGCCTGGGCGTTTAATCGCGCCAGCAATCCACTTCTTTTTCCTTTTGGCCATTAGAAATTCCTCCTATTGAGGGTCGCAGGTATTACGAATCATCTCGCAAGAATGCCGTTCCAGCGGCCCACAATTCGTAGTCATCGGCCCACTTGAAGTCGAATATCTCACCTTGCGGATGTTCCTCATCAGCAATCAACATATCCTTCCGCATCATCAATTGCCCATTTTCATTGAGACCTTTGAAAACATGGCTCAGATAGGCGTACCGATTCGGTGAATCCCGGCTGTCAATGATGTGCGTCTTGCGAATATCAATAACAAGACCAGTTTGTAAATTCGACGGGGGAGATGGATTTGTAGGCTCCGCCATAAACGTGCGAAGATTCAAACGCGGTTTTGGACCAATAGTCACTTCCGCATAGTTCTCCAACACTCCGATGTCTTGAGCCGAAAAGCCAATATCAGTCGGGTGGCGATCACCAATGTCACTTTGAGGTCGAAAGACTACATTAGGACCACCAACAATCACAATGTCGTCACCCCAATCCTCAAAGTAGCCAATTGGCAAGGCTCCACTAGCATCCATACCTTCGCCACCACCGCCAGCATCTCCAGCAGCAAACTCATCCGGTGGCGGCCACGTCAAATGGAAAGAGAGGCCGGCTGGCCAGAACCAATTGTATTTCTCCATCTGACCCGCCTTAACTGGGACGAGACACGTGAAGTCGATGCGATTTGTTTCCGAATTGTAAGTGGCTTCTTCTACAAGTGCTTTAATCGCACCGTCCGCTACATACCCCTGCGTGAAGTCAAGCAGCACACAATCAAACGTTTCAAGATTCAACTTGTTCAGAAACGTGCTGAAACTGATTCGTTTCCACGTATTTGACTTCCGAATCAACCAGAATGTTGCACATTTATAAACGATGTCAGGTTGATTGTAAATGTACCAGTTATAGTCCTTCTCTTGAACACCATAACGATTGACATTATGACGCAGGATAATGGTCTTTTCACTTTTGTCTTTTTCGCGGTCAGTAATGCCAGGTGACCAGCGCATACGCCACCCGATCCGCATTTTTGTCACGATGTCTTCCGTTGTAGTCAACTCTGTCTGCACACCACTTTCAGCATCAATATCACTTACCGTGATCGTGTCGATGCTATCCGGCTCCTCGGGAAGGTACTTAATGTAAAACTTTCCATTGCTGATCCACAAGGCGCAACGAGCCTGGAAAGCGATCTCTTGAAGTATTTGAACAGTATTCTTTCGTTCCAACACCGGAAAGTTCACTGGAAACGGCGTCAACTTGGTTCGCACAGACTCGAACGAATCTAAATCACACGCCAAGTCCGTGAAATGCTGAATCAAATAGACCAAAGTATCGACCATGTCCGGACCAACCGCAGAGTGTGACTTGAACGTCACGTAAAGATCATCAGTCCACCCCTGATCGGCGTATGAACTCAACGGACGTTGTGTAACAATCTGAACTGTCCTAAGATTACCGTAAGCCACATTGTGTATCGAGTAATAGCTTGACGGCACATCAACTAAACGCCGTTCTCCGGGAAACTCTTTATAAGCTTTCACAGCCAATACTGTACCAGGCCAGTAGGTGTAGAGAGCCGCCACAATATAAGTGATTGGTTCGTCACTATAGATACGTACTGTGGCTCCAGGCTCCGCCCAAAACTGTTGCGAAATTGGATCATCTGAAATACGCGATGCTCGACCTGTATCAGTCTGAATGATGCGACCATGAAACCGACAAAGACAGTCAGTGAAAAACTGATTCCCGCACCCGCATGGAACAGGAATTCGATAATCGAAATCAGTCGCACCGCCACCTGAAGAAATCGAATAAGGGCACGTTTCCTCTCGATCAGCCGCTTGATTATCAGCTTCAGCATCACCGTCTGGCCACGACCGACTTGAAATATGGAAATTTTGACCCGAGAAGTAGCCAACAAAATGTGCGCCATTGATCTCAAGAGTAAGTGTTTGACCTTGTGGAAAATCCTCGCCACCAAGAATCTGCACTGGATTACATCCATTGCCTCTAGATGTAATGTCAGCAATCTGCTTACTGCGCTCCCACTCTGCACACATTTGCTGCGTGACAGCGCGAGAAACAATCTCGGCTCGTTGCCGATTCAATTCGTTAATTTGATCCAGTATTTCGGATACTTTACCATTGTCATAGCCCCGGTAACAGCTTTCAGCACACCAGAGTGCGCTGGCCTGGTACGAGATCGAAACAAGCGAAACAGCGACGCTCGTATCAGTATTCGTACCATTGCTAAAAAGTGACATTGACGATAGGTAATCCAAACCGGCAATCACCCCTATACCGCACAAGGTCGTACCGGATACTGCCTCATTCATCTGAAGAGCAGGACAATCCAGCACTTTCCCAAAAATCATTGGCCATGGCTTCCCTACCATCGCCGCCGGCAGCCATTCAAACTGACCTTCTTCGGGACTAAAACCTACTTCTTTGTCTTCAAGCTGTGAGACGATTGTAAACTTTACAGTTCGGTCACGCTCGTCCCAAATGATAGGCGAACTAATCTTGCCCGCGAAAAGAAGAAACTTGTCATCCAGGTCCAATCCTTCAAACCATTGGTACACACGAGCAGTTCGCTTATGAATATCCGTTCCGTCAAAAATCGCCTTGATGCTACCGTCTGTATCATCCAAGACAACATCAATCTGCTGCGATGAGTTATTATTTGAAACGCCAACCACATTGTCCAAGTTGCCAACTTCCAAAATCCTACCTGGAATGCTACCCACAGTGCGATCGCCGTACCAGCGTGGCGCACCAGAAGGTATCCAATCAACTTCTATCAAGATGATTGGCTCATTCCCATGCGTCTGAGCTAGCTTCGTCAAGCCGGCGGCTGAAATCTGACGTGCCATTACTGCTCCTCTCCCTCGAATTCAATATCGATGCTGACCGTCTCGCCACGAGGCATCGGGGTAATCGCTGGGTACGCTCGACTCTGTGCTTCAAACTCAAATGGATTGCTTGTGAAATTACCAATCCAAATACGGTCTCGGTGGTCAGTGATCTTGATTTTTGAGGCAAAGTATGACATGAAGAAAGCCCGCACCTCCAAGGCTTTGTTCCGTGTCAATCTGAATGTCCATTGAAGCTTACGACGGGAACGACGTTTCACATAAGTGTAACGTGTCCCATCCATGGCTGTGCGCCGCGAGACGATATTCAAATTCGTCTCTTGATCCGAAAACTGTGGATTCGGCATTACAGTCAATGTTTGCAACGTCGGGTATGGTGCTGTCATCCGAAACATGCTTCACCTACTTTAGAAGCTACTTATGGACCGGGATCATACGTCGTCAACTCACCTTCAAACTCGAAGCCGACTGTGTACTTACAACCTGGGCCATCTTGTACAATTGGTTTGTTTTGCTCTGTGATAACACCCCTCCAGAATCGGTGCTCCCAGTCGAGTATCCCAATTTCCAAGCCAAGATGCATATCCATAAACGTATAAAGTCCGCTTGCTTCGGCCCAAGTTAAGCCGGAGAAATCGAGTGCCAATGTCTGAACCTTTGGCCACATCGGATCGGCATAGACAATGAGTGTACCGCCCCGAGTCTCGCGACTGATACGATTCATTTGAAGCCGGTCACGATTACCAAGATTCGGGGCCCGTAACACCAGCGTATCATCAAACGGGCCAGTTACCGGATAAACCAATTTGAACGGGTCTGTGATACCGGAAATTGGTCCTTCAAGTTCTTCATCCGGTGGGTCGGGAATTTCACCGGAGCCTTCACCGACAAATGGGTGATAGACATAAAGAAAATCTTCCAGTCGATTGTACCACAGAACCGTTTCACCAAGTTCAAGTGTGTCGCTGGCAGAGAGGTTGTTCCGATTGATACTGAAATTTGCCTCATCAGACAAGGCCAATCCATCGGTCAATAACTTAGAGGCAACTACTTCGGCCGCATCACTGAGAGCAGCGAAATCAGCAGCACTGGCAAGAAGATTCGTGTGAACCTCCTCAGTCAATAAGAAACTGTCACTCGCGTTAGCCGCGATCGCATCCGCTCGAATCTTGATGCAAATCGCCCGTTCACCAAATGACAAATGATCTTCAACTTCCTTTGGCGCAGCATAAATGACTGATGTTACAGCCGAATCCTGAAGCCCAATATACACAACAGTCTCTTCGTATGTGTATGGATCATATTCCGTGTATGATGTTTGAAGTTCATCAGATGCGAGCACCCGATGAAAACCTGGCCAAGCCCGCTCGGTAAAGGCTGCAATGAAATCGTATGCCGCTACATTCCTAATAACATTGACTGTAGCTGCCTCTGTAAGAATCAATTCGTCCGAGGCTTCGTACCGATCCCTTGTCACTCCAGCAAGTTCAATAAGAAGCAACTCATCAGACGCTATCCGACAGTAGTCCGCTACGGCCGAATCACCCAAACTAAGCGTATCAGATGCCTCGAAAATCAACGAAGCTTCGTCCGTTAAGCTAATAGCGTCGCTTGCCCCGGCGTCAACTTCACGTTCTAGGTGTACTTCGTCAACAAGAACAATAAACTCGTGAGCCTCGCGCTGAAACACGCCAACAAAACTAGCTTCATCAGTAAGAACCAACTCGTCAGCAATGCGACGTACAAACTCAAAAGTAGCCTCATCAGACAAAGCCAAAGCATCTTCAACAACTTTACAAGAATCGCCAATTGCCGTCTCACCCAGGCTCAACGCATCCGTAGCTCCACGCGATGCAGTGAATCCAGGTATCACAGTCTCGTCAAGAGTCAACGAATCATCCGCGACTCTCGAATAAATCGTAACAGCAGACGCCTCATCATCCAAGACTAATGTATCACTGACACCAAGAATCCGA